TTGCGATCACCTTCTCGGCGAGCTGAACCTCGTTGACCGCTTCCTTGAGCTTCTGCTCAATCAGCGAAATGTCACTACGCTGCGTCTTCTGCTCGATGCCAGTCATCCGGCGCTCGAGGTCGTCGTTGCGGCGGCGCAAAAAGTCCAACTCCAACTTGTCGCGTCGAATAGCCTCCTCGCGCCGTACTTTGCGCTCGACTTTCTCGACTCGACGACGTTCGCGAATAGCGTCCCGCTCGGGGTCGCCGGTGCTGTCTTCGGACGTACGAGCCGTGCGCTCGTCCTCCTCGTCGTGGTCGTCTTCAGCTTCGTCCTGAGCGGAGGCACCGCGCTGACTCGGCTCCTTCTCGTCCCCCCCAGCTGCACTTGGCGGGGTCTCGGTGATAATGAGTTCCTCCGTACCGGGTTTCTCGTCGTCTTCTACCAATTGGTCTTTAGCTGCCATGATTGATCATCTCCTTGGGTCAGATGAAAGCACGCATCTCGAGCGGGTCACCGGTAACGCGACCGATGATGTCGAGATCGTTGAAAATAACGAACAGCGCGATGTTCTCGCCGCCCAGCTTGACTTCCCAGCGGTCGCCGCCGTACTTGGGCACCCGCACAAACTCCCCCGCCGCGCACCACGTGCCCTCGGGCCACGACTCCATGGTGTTGCGGTTCTTGAAGGCCAGCGGCCCCATGCTCACGACCTTGGCGGCCTGGGTGTTCCACTTCTCGGTATCTTGCGTCCCCGAGTCGAGCAGTATTCCCCCGGCGCTCTTGCGCTTGGGCTGTCGAATCTGCACCAGAACACGGCTACCGAAAGGCTGCACCCCTGCGTCTACCGCCGGGAAAGCCTCCGCCAGTGCGTTCTCTTTGTCAGAGTTTGTCATCGCTTTTCATTTCCTCTTCGTTGAGTTTCAGGAGCTCCTTAAGAGCCAGGTTGTAGCCCTCGTTCACCCCACAACGGAACCCGTACTCAAAGGCGTCCTTCTCCTGGGGGCGGTTCAACGCCTCGGAGACGAACGCGGCCTGAGCCGCTTTCAGCCGTGCGATGTCTCGGGAGTCGATCATGCGGGGGTGGGTTTACTCTTACTCGCGGGGGCTTTGCTGCCCTTGGACTGCAGGGACATACCGTCCAGGTTCTCGCCCATCGCCAGGCGCTTATGCATGTTGACCTTGGGGCTGGCCATCTCGCTCACGGCGGACTGCTTAGGTTTGTCGTTTTTCATCTCACTGCTCCTTTCGGGTTAATCAGACTCCGGGGTTTATACCGGTGCCTGTGCTTACGGAAAACTTCTCCCCGGTCGCTACCTCTAGCTCGGCGAGCTGGAGGGCGGTCTGGTTGTCCTCGACGTTCATACGGTAGCGTATGGTGTCGGTCTGGGTAGTGCGAGCGTTCTCGGCGTCCTGCCGTAGCTTCTCGCGCTCCAGCTCGGCCTGGCGGTCGCGCTCGGCGTCGGCCAGTTTCTGTTGCTCGGACTGTTGCTGGAAGCCGAGCTTCTGCTGCTCGGACTGTTGACGCTGAGCCAACTCCTGGCCCTTGAGCTGAGCGCCCAACTGCGCTATCTGCATAGAGCTGTCGGGGGGCATAGGCGGTTGGGGGCGGAACTGTTGAGCGGCCTGGTCGATAGCGGCCAGCTTCTGCGCGAACTGGCCGAGCCGCTGCTCGAGGAACATCTGAGTGCGCTGAATAACCTGCGCCTGAACCATCGCATCTTCCGGTATCAGACCCTCCTGGGTGCCTTCCTCCACGACGCGGTGGGCTTCGGTGAGGTAGTAATTGAGCAGGTGGTCCCGGAGGTGTCCGCTCATCGGATAGAGGAACTGCCTTATGATAATCGGGTTCTGACCGAACACGGGCGACTCAAGGAACTGCATATGCACACGGATGTGGGCCATGTGGTCCTGTTTGGGCAGAACGTAGATGGGGCGGGACATGCTCGCCGCTACGTTCTCGCTCACCGGGTCCATGTCCTCTTTGCCCTGCGCGGGCTGCAACACGTCGTCGCTGACCTTCATGGCGCGGAGGAACATCTCCTCCACCTTGCGCGGGTCGTACATCTGTGGCGCTACCGCCGACCGCTGCAGTATGGCCTGCACTTGCGCGAACCGCTGAGTCTCGCTGAATATGGCGGGGTCGCTCACCGGCACTACGTCCATCGGCGCGTCAAAGTCCTCAGGCTCGACGTCTAAGTGCGAGCACTGAGCCTCTAAAATCTCCTCGGTCAGGTAGGCCGAATTGATGCGGTGCAGAATCTTGAACACCCGCCCCATTGAATTGTGCATGCGGGCGAAGATCGAGCTGTACACCACCATACCCTGCTCGATCAACGCCACCGTGGTGCCGACGGGCATGTTAGGGTTGCTCTCGGAGAGCTTCTCGAACGAGGTCTGCACCACACCCTTGCCCGCGTCTACCAGGAACCCTAGCAGCTGGAACAGCGTCGGGCTGGGGCCATTGAACGGCACCGCCATGATGAGTTTGCGGATGTCATCCACCATCGCCCCGCCCTCAATCTCGGCCACCTCGGTGGGCTGCAGGTTCAGGGTCTGACCGTTAGGCCCGCCCTTGAGTTTGAGCAGGGTGGGGATGTTCTGAATGTGGGCGGAGTCGAGCAGCGCCCGGAGCGACCCGGTAGCCGCCCCACTCAACCCCCCAATCATGTGGGTCAGCCCTATGGGGTACGCCCCCCGCCAGGGCACGAACGGGAACTCAACAATCCAATCCAGCTCGCGGGTGAGCTTGTCGTCCTCTTCCCAGTTGCGATACAAACTAAGCCCCCGCGAGGTGGTCTTGTCCACGGTCAACATGTAGGGCTTGAAATCGTCTTCCTCCTCGATGTCGAGCAGGCAGCTAATCTCGAAGATGGTCCGTAGGCCGTCCTCATTGTAGCTCGAGGCCTCTTTGCCCTCAATCTTCATGTTAGCCTGCTCAGCCTTGCTGAACTCGGGTTCCTCCGGCGAGGGCAGGTCTACGTCGATGTACATGCCGGCCTTGATGCGGGCGCGGTACTCCTGCTCGGTGATGTACTGGACGTGGGTTTTGCGCTCGGCTGTGTAGAAGTTGGTGGCGGCAAACGGCAGCAGTATATCGTCAATGGCCACGAACTCCACCGCCGGGCGCTGGGATTGCTTGGACCAATTCATCTTCAGGTACTGCCCCCCGCCCAACGGGAGCTGCGTGCTCAGTTGCTCGAGTTCGCCTCGGAATTCGGGCATCTGCTCGGTGGTCTGCCAATTCATGAACTCGGCCTTGCGCTGAGCCTTCTCGAGTTTCTTTTTGTCGGATATACCGTGCACCTTGCTCTTAACCGGGCCGTTGGCGGGGAAGAGCTCTTTCATCACCCGAGCCGAGAAGTCAACACACGCCTCGATGAGCATCGGGTGGACGACTTTGTTAGCGCCCGTGAATTGGGCACCGCCCGGGGCGTCGTCCCCTAGCCCGGTGCGCCGCAAGCCCTCTTCGTACAGCTTGTCGCGCTTGGCGCGGGCCTCCTTGTCGCGCTCGAGCTTGGTCACGAGGTCGGAGATAACCTTGGTCAGCGCCGAGGGGGGAATGTCGTCGATGATGTTGGCGAAGTGCTCCAGCATCTTCGCCTTGCGCTCCTCGCCCTGCAGCCGGACTATAGCCCCACCGTCCTCGGTGTCCTCGACTTCGGCCTCTTCGCCCTCGCCGAACATGTCCAGTTGAACGGTCTCGCCTTCATCGTCATCCTCGTCTACTTTGGGGCGACGGGCCTTCTTGCCCTCGGCGCGGGCCTGGGCTAGGACCGGATCGTCATCATCTTGCAGCTCGTTGTTTTGATCAGCCATTGAATAGTTCTCTCTTCAGTTCGTCAACGCGAGCGTCCACGTCCAGCGGATGATACTCTACTAAGCCTCCGGAGGCAAATTTTTCAGCGTCATAGTATGCTCCAACAATTTTCTCGGGCATCCGGGTGGACGGGGCTGAGTTTCTCAAACTTTCTGCAGTCACCCCGTTGCGCTCAAGGATGTTCATAAGGCTTTCACTGCCTGGGAAGACAACAAAATTTCGGGTTCCTTCCCCAGCCTCGCGAGAGCCCGCGTCTAGGTACTTGAGGCCTGGGATTCCTTTTTGGCGAAGAAACTCGGAGGCTTGTTTTGGGGTATCGTTTTGCTCTTGTAAATAACGATAGATGCTTTCTCCGCTGTGGCTATCAGGATCGCCTCGGTAGTAATCCATACCCCCGCCTTCACCATACCGCGCTGAATCGGCGTCAGCTATTTTATTTATAATATCTTGAATGTGGGGGTGCTGTTCACTCAGCGTATTGTCCCAATCCAACATCCTGGCTATGTGTTCATCAGGTAGATCTACTTTGTAAAGGTTGCCCTTAGGAGAAACTTTGTCTAAATCAGCCCAAAGCATACGGTCATTGAAAAACTGCCCATAT